TACTCTCCAACCACTTGAAGTGTATGGCCTCTTAGGTAGAACCGATAGTGGGTTAATTTCTTGGTTAAGCATTGACCATACCTTTTGGCCATAAACCATATTGTAAAGAGCAGCAAGATTACTACCTGCTGTTCCGTTCAAACTAAGTGCATCACCACTAGAGCCAACAAATCCAGAGTTGATGGAAAATACTCCACCTGCACTCTTCAATAGTGAGTTTGCTCCTGTGCCGTTCAATCCATAGCCATAAGTGGCTGCTTCTAAATCTTTAATTGTATTAACGTAAGTCATTTTTATTCCTCCTCAAATTTTCCCCTCAATGCTCTCGACAAAAGCATTAATCTCTCGCCAATCCATCTTAGCAATTTCTTCGCTACTTGGGATATTTAGTGCTGCAACTGTTTCTTCTTGCTTGCGAATAACTGTTTCTTGCTCATTTTTAAGAGAGTCAAGTAAGTCTGTAAATTGTTTCTTGAGTTCAGTAACTTCTGCTTTTGCATCATAGTTAGCCTTCTCAATTTCTTCGGTCTTAGAAACCATCTCATTATTAAAGCGGTCAGAGAAAGTAGACTTAACCTTATCAAAGGCCATCTTCTCAAGTTGTTCTGCCTTAAATTGACTATATGCCTTTTCAAGATTTTCTGCACTCAAATCCAAAGTGGATTGGTCTTCTAGTTTAGCCATATACTTAGCGTCTAATTGGTCGTGACTATCACTTACCAAGTCTCCAGCACGGCCAGCCTCAACTTGACCGGTTGGTAGGTCAGGATTTGATTTCATTTCAGTTCCTTCCTCTTCCGGCATATTAGGATTATCACCTTCCATGTATTCCATATCTTCTTCTGAGTCATTGGTGTCCAATGCTTCTAGTTCTTCTAATTCTTCTTCTTTTTCTAAGTCCGACATTTCCGTTGCCCCTGCTTCTATTTCCTCAGTTTTATCAAAGTTCTTTATATCCTTTTCTGTATTTTCTTCGGTTTTCCCAATAATTCCACCATTATTAATCTTATCCAAAGTCTTATTTAATTCTTCTAATGCGTTTTCTACTTCATTCATGTTATCACCTTTATCTTGTTTTAATATATTGAATTTCGCTTCAGGATTAATCCCCTTTTCACAAACAGTTACCTCATGTAGTTCTAATTTAGAGATTTCATTATAATCTCCAAAATCTTTATGAGATTTTGTTTTCTTTTCTAATGCTTGACCCCCAATAGAAAAGGAACGTAATGAACCACTTCTAATATCCCTGCCAACTTCTTTAGCCTTTTCAATATCTTCTCTAATTTTAATTACTACAAAGAAACCAACATCATCTACTTCGGTTTTCCATAGTTTACCACCCTTATCTCGATATTGAGGAATGACTTCCCCAACTTGAACATTAGAATGATTAGTCATTACATTTCGGAATTTAGGAACAGTCATATATTTTTTAACTGCTTCTCCTAGTGCATTTAAAGTTATTAAATCATTTTGTTTATCAACCATTTCTATGGAAGCATAACCCCCAATTACTAATGAATCGGATTTAATAATACTAAAAGAATCATTTCGTATGGGTTGCACTATTCTAGACATAACAGCAGAACTCATGCTTACTTTGAATTAAAACAACTATTTTAATTCTTCTGGAGTTAAATCAGCAAACTTATCATTAGTAATTTCCCAAATCCCATCATCACTATCGGACTCAACACGCTTAGTTTCTAATCCTGTCCATGCTAACCACACCTTTTCACCCTTTACAGGAATAACTCTCACATGAAATTTAGTATTAAATTTATTACCATCAAGTAAATACTCATGGTAGCCATGTCGTTGAACACCCAATTCAACTTCACCCGAATCAATTAATTTCCCTTTACGGAAATTATTTTGAACTACTGCTGGGAACTTAGCGGATTTACCAAAGAGCGAAAATACATCTTCTTCGGAATCTATTTTAATTTCCCAACCAATTGTAACATCACTTAATTTGAATAAAATAGTAAGATTTTCATTTTCATTACGATATACCTTAAAATCACCCTTTCTATATTTATCTGGAGTTTTATAGGTTTTTTCTAACACGTCGGAATTAGCGATAAATTTTCCACTACCAAGATAATCAATATCTTGTTGATGACGTAACCAATTCATCATTTTCTTACCATTATTATCGAAAACATTATTAAATTCTTTTGGTCTATGTTCTTGTGCGTATGATTCAATAGCAGAAAAAGGAGTTTCTTTACCTTCTTCAATAAGAAAATTGCGAATTGATACTCTCAAATAGGCTTTCTCATCTTTTAGCATATCTTCAATTTGGGTTTTCCAAACATCTAAATCCATAAGGGCATTCTTAGCCATAAGATTATTCTCTTCAAATCCATAAAAAGTAAAACCATCTAATTCTCCCTTAATAATAGCAGTTGCATCACCATGAATTGCGTCGGAAATTGAATAACCCTTCTCTAACGCTTTAACATCATAGTTAAGAGATTTTTTAGTATCTTTAGATAACATCTCTAATGTAATCAATTTATCGGGAGTATCTACTTCGGGTATTTCAATAACCATTGCAGAATAAAGAGTATAACTACCATCTTTATTTTTCTTAACTTCATCTACTTTAACTCGGATAATGTCTCCAATTTCAACTTCGGTTTTAGTATTGAGGGCTTTCCCCACATTAAGATAAGTCTTTTCTTTAATAGTTTTAGTATTTTTATAATCATCTTCGGTTGGCCCAGCACCTAAAGTGTAAGTAAACATATTAGATTTAGTGGTTTTCTTATCAAGAACCATTAAGTCCAAATCTACAAACTTCTTCCACTTAACCCATTTTGGATTTTTCTTTGTGCCAATAAAATAAGTTGAAGTAAGGTCTTTGATAACCACCCCTTCTGAGGTAGGTAGTTCCATAATTTCCTTCGCATAATCTTCTACTTGACTTATTGAATCAGCATAACGAGTATCTTTCTTAGAAGGGAAGGCTAACATCTCATCAGAATGAGTAGAATAATTATTAAAAAGTATTTGTAGTCTTTCTGATAAAGGAGCATCATGTAATTCTTTACCTTCATGTCGCATAATATCAAACACATGCGCTCTTAAAATAGCGTTAGATTTCTTATCTTTGAATATACGAGCAACAACTTCTGCTCTGTGGAGAGGGGCTTCTTCATCAAATAACATTAATTCCGCATCAAGAATACAGTCACCAAAATGTTTCTTTTTCATTACTTCAACTTGTTTAGGACAATGGTTGGTAATATCCTTTTCATTAAAAGAATATATTTTAATAATGTTATCTATTTTATGAATTTGAATACGCATTCCATCATATTTTTCTTGAACTACATAATCTCCTGTAAATCCCTTAATTTCTTTTAAATCATCTATATCGAAAATACGATACATTGGCTTATTAGGAACTAAAAAATTCATCTCGGATTTTTCAGCCTTTTCTAAACTAGTTATATTTTCCCAAGCGGTTGAACTATGTTGAGCGATATATATTTCTTCTAGAAGTTTTTTTGCAGCAAGATACTTTGATTTAATGCGCTTAGTATCTTTATTGTCTCCATAATGTTCCACTATAAAATCAACAATATCGGACTCGGCAAGATTAAGACCGGAATAACCGGCAGTTAGAGTATCGGGTTTTAATCCGTTGGCTTTCCAAGCCTTAGTTGATAAGGCATTATCGTGGCGGCGAATTGCCCAATGAATAAATTTAGCAAGAAGGGCTTCATTCTCAAGAAGTTTCTCTAAAATATTTTCACCATATTTATTAGCAAAAGGGTCTTTGATTTTCTCGGAAGAATAACGTAAGGCTTTAACTTCTTCATATATGCGCCTAGCAGTATCACTTTCAATATTTTCAGCATCATCGGAAAATAACTCCTTTTCGGAAATAGTTTCTTTAAGGAGTTTGCTGTATTCGTTAATATTATCCCAATGTTCCCTTAGTGCTTTAATGGTTAAAGCCCATTTTTTACCATAATTTTTGGGGTCAGATAAAGCAGAAAGATAAGCCATTCGGAATCTTTCAAAAAATTGAATTATTCTAATAGTTAAAGGGTCTTTTTCTTTTTCAACTGAAAGAGGCACACAAAATCACCTTACTTATTTCCGCTTGCGTAATCTCTTTTGCCTTCTTTTACACTAGTGCCTTTCGCTTCGTCGGAAAGATGACCTACTCCGAGTTCTTTGATAGTGACTTTCTCACCCTTAGTTCTCTTAAGTTTTATTTCTTCACCGATGACGAATTTCATTAGTTTTTCTACATATTTAGTTTTTTCATTAGTCATAATAATTACTCCTTTTTTAACTGCCCCATTCACTTGATAAAACAATATTAGGGTGATAGACAGGAATTTTTTTACCTTGAGGATTAGTGACCTGACCAACAACTAAACCTGCACGGCTCTTATCTTCTTCCATAACAATTGCTTTGTTACCCCAATCAGGAACAGACCCACCTTGTTCCATTTGCGCCCTTAGCCTATTTTGTTTCGCTTGCCATGCTAAAGTATCAGGAGTATCTTCATCGGGATGTCCTTTTAATATATCTTTCCAAGCCATTTTCAAGCCCCCATTCTATCTACAAGAGTATTAATTTCATCCCAACTCATCTTAGAAATCATATCACCATCGGGAACAGTTTCATGTTTTCCCACAACAGGAGTAGGGGAATTAACTGTAACTATACCCGACTTCATTAGAATGTTGTCATTGTTATATACTGTGCCTTCAAGTTTCTTTAGTCGTGAAACTAATTCTTTTAATAAATCTACCATTTCTATGTTTTCTTCCGTCATATTAATTTCTCCCTGCTTTTTTAATTTCATTCTTCGTGTGTAATTGTTCTTCCCAATTCATTTTTTCACTATCCTTGAAAATGTCTTTCTTGAGCAGCACTTTCAGCCGCATAGCCTCTTTGCTCTTTGTAACAATCAGAACACATTTCTCCATAGATTTCTCTTGAAGGGCTATGGAATTTTACATCATCTTTCATTTTCTCACAAAAGGGGCATTTGTCCCATTTTGCATCTTTAGGTGCAAATCTTTTAGCATCGCTAATAGCCTCTTCTCTGCTGACTTCTTTCAATATATCTTGCCAATTCATTTTAATTCTCCCCAACTACCCTATAATCTTCCATAATACTATCAATATCTTCATCAAAATTTCTAGCAACTTCTTCCCAATCAACATCGGATATACCATCCGAAGGAGTCATCTCTGTTAACTCTTCCATAAATCCATCAAGATGAGCCATTTTTTCGGGAAGTATTTTTGAAGCAAGGACTTCTAAAATATCTTCTTTAGTATGGCCCTCTTTT